AAATGATGACTTTGTAGGTAGCATTTCAAACACGCTTAATGATGGTGTAAATTCAAACGGACAATCTAGTTGTATTGAAAATAACAGCACAGACCCTGAATTTACAACAACAACAGCAAGAGTTGTTACAGAAAACACAGCTTATAACAATAATGATAGCCCGTATGTTGGTATTACAGTAATAGGAGACCTCGCATAATGGCTGGAACAATTATAGCAGATACCCTGACCCACAGCACCGCAGGTTCGGTGACTACGGACTATGTTGTTAATGGTAGTGCGAAGGCTTGGGAACGACATAACGCTTCACACTCAATAGATAACAGTCTATCCGTATCAAGTGTCACAGACAATGGAATAGGCGATACCACGGTCACTTATGCTAGTGCTTTGAGTACAGCCACTCAAGCGATTAGCGGAAGCGCAGGTAACAATACTAGTAATGACAGCATTCTTGGAAATGCCGCTGTTCAAGCACACACAACAACAACGCATAGGTATTTAATTATGAATTCTAGTGGTGTTGCACAGGATAGGGCGTTTAATTCTACCTTGATACACGGAGACTTAGCCTAATGCAGACACCTGACTTTAAAGGCACTCACCTATTTGACCGACTATGCTGGGCTAAAGAACGTCTAGAGCCAGTGCAGTCAGACTACCGTGTTGTCTTTGAGGACAGCGTTGACGAGTGCGCCAAGATACTTGTGCCTGACCCTAACTGGATGGCTTGCGCTTTACAAGGCGGCATCCTACCACCAGTGTGGGTGTATCACGAATTGGCTAAAGACGAAGCACAACCTGATTTTAAGAAGCATACTCGTGGCTATTTACTGCATGAGACTGAGCCAATGCCAGCGATGACAGAAGAAGAAGCCATTGAGTATTTGATTATGAAGGACATCCCTCAGCACGTTTGGCAAAGCTGGGATGAGGGCAACCGCCCGAAGATGGTTATCTGCAAGAAAGAGCAGTTACCGCAAACAAGAACGTGGCGCAATGCGTGGCGTATATCTGATGAACTTAACTTAGCCGCATAGGAGACAACTATGGCTGTAACAACTTATATCGTGGACAAGGACGGTAATCAGATTGATGCGTCAACTGCAACCGTTCCAAACAATCGTGACTTTCGCGGAGCGTGGTCACTGTCAGGCAACGTGATTAGCGAAGACCTGACCAAAGCAAAAGAAATCTTCAAGGACAAGGTGCGTGAGGTACGCAAGCCTTTGCTTGATGCGAAGGATGTGGAACTGATGAAGGCTCTCGAAGCTGGCTCAGACACCTCTGCCATTGCGTCTGCTAAACAGGCACTGCGTGATGCACCAGCCGCCTCTGCTATTGATGCCGCAAGCAATATGACTGAGCTAAAGGCCGCTTGGGATGTAGCGTTGTTGGGTGATAGCCCTTACTAATAGGAGTGATTTATGTCACGAGCAAGAGATTTCGCAGACTTAGCTAGTAGCGCAGATGCTGGTGGTATCACAGGCAAGAACCTCATCATCAATGGGGGACAATCTATAAGCCAGCGTGGGACTAGCATTAGTATTACGAGTGATAGTGTTTACGGTGTAGATAGATTTATTACAAGAACCTATGGTGGCAATGGAACATACACAGTATCAACTTTGCAGACCGACATTCCAACAGTAGGTGACTTCTACTACTCAACAAAGTATGCGGTAAATAGTGCCGCCACGGATACAGGTACTTATGGATATTCAATCGAACAAAGGATTGAGGGTTATAATGCATCTCACTTACGATTGGGTAGAGCAGACGCAAAGCGAATTACGCTTTCTTTTTGGGTAAAATCATCTGTTGCAGGAACATATACTGGTGCGATAAGAACAACAGCCGCCGAATATTCATATGTATTTGAATATACTCTTTCTGCTAATACTTGGACAAAGGTAGAGAAAACAATTTCAGCTTTAACTGGTGTAACTTTGTCTCTTCTTGACGAAACAAACGGCATTGCTTTATATGTGTCCCCGATTAATTTTGGCGCACAAACATCAAAGTCTACTGCTACTACTGATACTTGGCTTTCTGGTAACTATGCGTTTTCATCTAATCAAGTTGACTGGATGGGAACTGCTGGTGCTACTTGCTATATCACAGGCGTCCAACTAGAAGTCGGCGAACAGGCCACGCCGTTTGAACACCGTAGCTATGGCGATGAGTTGGCTAGGTGTCAGAGGTATTATCAAAAATCGTATTCTGATGGCGATACTGGCGGCACTGTAACTAACAATGGCGCACTGTGGACAAACATTATTAGAGATGCGTCTAACCAAAACTATTGGGATGTTCGTTGTTATCAAGTGATGAGAAGTAGCCCAACTGTTTTAACGTATTCCACCACTTCTGGAGTTTCTGGTAACTATAGAAATGTAACAGATTCCACTACTAATGCTTCGGCAGTGTCAAATACATCTTCTTCTGGTTTTTCAATTAGACCAGATTCTGGAACAAATCAAAATATTGGAGATGTAATAGCAGTACATTGGGTAGCAGATGCGGAGTTATAAAGATGAATGAAATGACAATTACATCAGCACAATACGTTGCAGAAGATGGTGTTAATCAAAGCATCAAAGCCACCATTGACGGTGTTGAGATGTTCGTCCCCCTAGACCCAGCCAACCGCCACTACGCAGAAATCATGCGTCAGGTAGAAGCTGGCGAACTAACCATACAGGATGCTGAATAATGGAAATGGGTTTCTTAGTTGACGTTCTTATAGGTGTTATAATCGGTGGTGGTGCTTGGTACATTAATCATTTGACCGCTAGGATTGGTCGGCTTGAGGAACGCATCAATTCCACAAGAGAGACGTTTATCCATAAAGATGAGATGACATCTATGATGGGACGCATCGAGGATAGGTTTGCTCGGCTAGAAGACTTGCTACATCGCCTGATGGAAAAGTAATGGAACACCTATTCCTGTTGCTAGTGTGGCTAGGGACAGGAGATGGTCGCTACCTTTCCAGCAATGATATGTATTTTCGGTCAATAGACCGTTGCAATTATTTTGCCGCCGAAGTCTCACGCCGATTTGGTTCAGCCCCAGACATAAGGTATAATCATCCTGACGATCAGGTCACAGCGTATTGTGTGCCTAAGTATGTGGATACCAGCAAAGTCAGGGTGTACTAATGTTAGCAGAATTAGCGGCGGCTAATGCCGCCTTCAAAATTATCAAGGAAGCTGTTAGCAACGGCAGGGACTTGGCTTCTGCCGCCAACGCCTTTGGTATCTTTACAACTGCGAAAGAAGACTTGGAGCGCAAGGTCAACAAAAAGGGTGGCGGTGGCAAGAATAACGATCTCGCTGAGTTTATGGCCTTGGAGCGCATTAAAGAACAGGAAGCCCTGTTACGAGAGCAGATGATTTGGGCTGGGCGGCCTAATATGTGGTCGGATTACCAGAAATTCTGTGCTGAGGCGAGGCGTAAGCGTAGGGAAGCAGAAGAAAACCGCATTAAACGCCGTCAGAGGCTCGTACACGCCGTTATAGCTGGTTTGGCTATTGCCATAGTCGGAATAGGCGTAATCGCCGTCCTGATCGCTCTGAGGGCGACAGTCAGGTGAAGATCATCGTATTCATCATGGTGTTCATCTATCCAGACCGCCCTCTGGAGATGGAATATGCTTTTGTGAAGGAATGTCCCAGTGCTGAAAAGGTCGAGCAGTACCTGTCACAGCATCCTGCCAGAAACGAGGCTATGGCTATCCAGCCAGCCTGTCAGATGATTGACCTAGGCAACGCCCTCTAAAAAAACTTAAAATTAATTTACTTTTCCCCTTGACGACTGTTAATAGTTAAACTAGATTTAACTTATCGGAGAGAAATTAAGGGAGAAACCGATGATTATGACCAAGATCGAGACTGAACAAAAATTCACATATATGTCCATAGAGCCATATACAGGCCGCATCAGTGCTGATGGCAAATACGCTCTTGAAGATTGCTTCAAGTGCAATGGCACAGGCCGTGTATGCGCTAGAATTAAACGCAGTAACACGGATGACACTTGCTATGATTGCAAGGGAAGGGGTTATTTGCGCGATAAGCTATATACCAGCAAACAAGTTGTTGCCCAGTTTAAGCGTTATGAACGTCAAGAAAAAAAGCGCATTGAAACTGCTCATATCAATTCTGAGATTAATGCGTTGCGTAGCATCAAGAAAAAAGTGCGTGATGGCTTACGCAATATTGAGCGCATTAGAATAGCTAAGGTCAGTGACTTTATTGGCTCTGTCGGTGATCGTATTGAGCGTGATGTCACTCTGACATTTACTCACAGTTTTGATGGCTTTTATGGCACGACTTGGATCAACTCAATGATTGATGCTGACGGCAATGTGATTGTCTACAAGGGTGGTAATCGCCTTGGGCAGAAGGGTGACACGTTCACCATCAAAGGCACAGTAAAGGAACACGCTGTGTACAAAGAAACCAAACAGACGGTTATTAATCGTCCTAAGAGGGGGTAATTATGATCACGAAAGATAAGATCAAATCAAAGTATCGTTGGCTCGACTTAGACGATCTTGATTACAAGTATATCCAGTGGAGCAACCACCTTGGGCGTGGCACAATATCTGCTGGTGATTTTAGCCAGTTCCAAGAGGCGTGGGTTGAGCTAATGAATGAAAACATGACCGCCATTGATAGCGGCGCAGAACCATTAACAAGGGAGATGCTCTAATGAGTAAGCAAATCATCTTTATCAGTAAAGACTACCAGATCGAGGCTGACCACCCGAACTACACCCTACAAACATTTGTTGGCGGTAAAAAGGGCTGGCGCAATGTCGGCTTCTATTCGTCTGTTAAAAGCGCAGTTAAAAAGTTTATCGAGTTAAACCCACTGGATGAGAAAGAGATGACGCTGGTCGAGTATGCTGATCGCGTTATGGCATCCGCAGAAGACATTGTTAAGAAAGGGGTCAAGTAATGGCTAGAGTAATGATGAATGTAATTCTGGGTGGCTTTGCGGTATTGTACTGTCTTAGTTGGACTAACATCCTGCATCCTACCTACAACTTTTGGGGCTTGCTTTATTATTTCGGCAACCTATAATAGTATCCATGCTTATGGCATGGATTTTCCTCCCCAACTGACCCAGTGGTTTCTCTCCTTTCGCCACTGGGTCTTTTTTTGCCTAGATATTTAGTGTGAAAAATAGGTGGGTATTATTCCCATTACTTTTTGCCGTAATATTTGCTAACGGCGCGATTGCCGAACCAGAACGACATAATAGCGGCAAACAGCCCCTGTGTCTCAGGTGACCACATAAGCTCAACCGCATCCTTCCAGTCGCCGCCGGATTCCATCACCTTCAGCATGATGACCACCTCAACGCAGACAAACATTATGAAGAAGGCATAAGTAATAACAGGGCGCACACTGCCGCGCAGAGCGTTGACAAATCCCCCAGCGTCAATAGATCGGTCATGTTGATAGATACCCTTTGTTTCGGCTATATCAGCCTCTGCATCAAGCTCTTGTAACTTGAGGCTAGAGCGAATCTGCATCAACTCGCCCTGAAGCCGCATCTCATCCAGCTTTTGCTTGTGTTCCTGCCCAGCCCGAAAGTAAGCCAGAACCTCTGGCAAGAACGATGTCCCGAACCCTAACAGGCTACCTAGTAGCGTCATCATGTGAAATATCTCCTGATGGTTTGCTGTTGACATACAAGCCGAACCAAGCCGCCCCTGCGCCGACTATGACGGAAAACCCACCAGCTTGGGCGTTATTCGGCTCTGGCAAAGACATGAACCACTGGCAGAATTGATAGAAGACTATCATGTAAGTAAATATCAATGCCCTTGGAACGATACGCCAAGCGTCTAGTTTTTTCGGGGTCATTGCCATTCCCCTGTTCTCATCATCTCTGCAAGATGCTCTGCCCTATGACCGACTTGCTTGCGCCACATACTGTCAAGCATTTCATCTGCGGCCTTGCCATAGTCACCAGCGTGGATAGCATCCTTAGTGTTGCGGAACTTGTCGAAGCGTGGCTGGCCTAGATTGAACATCATGCTGATGATGACGGCTTTGCGTGGCTCGTTCAGGCTATCCCAGAAGGTGTATTTCTTGGCGGCCTCGATCACCTGATTGATATCGTTCATCAGCAAAAACTCTGCCTCTTTAGCAGAGATACCGCCGCCCAGACGCTCGTCTATCAAGCGTCCATAACCAATAGTCAAATAACCCTCAGAGTCCTTGTATGCGTGTTCTACAAAGCCCTCATGCTGTTTGATCAAGTCGATCAGTTGTTGTGTATGATCCAAGGTCAACCTCTTTCTGCATCAGCTTACTTACCTCAACACCCATGTTATATAACACATTTTGCATTTCATTGTCAGACGCCTTGCCACGCCCAGTCATAAACACCTCGACAGCATCACCTGTATTGGGGTGAAAGCTGACAGTCACTGCCAGACCCATTCCTAGCTCTGTTGTTACGCATGGTCGTCTGTTGGGTAAGCTCATCTCTTAGCATCCTTATGGTTTGATCCCAGCTATCTATTTCGCGCTCTGGGCTGTCGAAATAGGTTGTGGGTAAAGTTAGTTTGATTTTGTCCACCGAAGACACAGGCATAAAAAAACACCCTCGCTGTTCAGAGGACACGAGGGCTAGAATATCATAATCATCGTAAGTGGGAAATCGTTTATTGCCACCTTTGCCGACAGGAAACTGCAAGCTGTGCTTACCCTGCCGCGCAACCTTAATTCGCTTTGACCAGCAACACGATCTGACCTGTACCCGATAACATTCTCTGCCCATATTGGCTATAAGATCAAATGCGTCCTGCTGTGCCATAGAGCAAGCCCAGCCGCGCTGTAATATGGCGGCTGAGGCTAAGTGTTCGCCAACCAGACCAGCAGTTGTGTTACTTAGGTCTGGTACAGCTATAAATAATTCAGGCGGCAAGCTCGTCAAGGCGTTTTTTCACCGTGTTCAAGTCAGAGATCATGTGCATATCAGCACGTTTGTATTTCTTCTCCGCATTGTACACAGTTGTGTGGTCTTTGCCAAACACTCTGCCAATATCCGAATAATTTGCCCTTGTGTATCGTAAAGCCGCTACCATTGCGAGGTGTCTAGCACCAGTCACATTGTGCTGACGGCGGCGGCTCAGGATGTCAATCACAGCAACACCCTTCACCTCACTAACGATGTTAATGATGTCCTTAACCCTCACATAGTTTAGGTCACGGCGGTCATAGGCTGTCAAAGTCAGGGGCTTCCCGAACAGCACTTGAATTGCGGTGTATATTCTTCTGAAAACAGTCATGGTTACAAAATACCTTTCCTTTAGCGTTGGCTAGACCGTCTGTCTTCCAACTAAATTGATTATTACAATAGTGGCAAGTACCGTTGCCACCCCACGGATGCCGCCCATTGCGGTCAATCTTTTTTGCTTTCTTCACGGCGTTCAGCCCTTCTGCGTTCCAGTGCAACGGTTATCAACCGTGAAGCTAGGTCAAGTTGTTCGTCCGGCGATTGCTGATAAAAAAACATATCGTCACAATCCTCTGCGGTAATCAGCAGACCGAACTCACGAGGCACAACCAGTTTGACCTTGCGGTTTTTGCTGGCTGTGACTTGTGGCTTGCGGCGAAACTTAAAAAGGGACATCATCGTCTAGTGTCGCCTGTTGTTGCGCCTGTGGCTGTGGCTGTGCCGCACCGTTAGGCTTGGAATCCTTTAACTGCAAGGACAGGCTCATAAAGTTTGAGCCTTTAGCCGATGTCCGATTCCACGCAGAGAGTTTGTACTCCACGCCGTCAATCTCACATGAACCAGTCATGTCAGGCCGTTTTTCGTTGCCCTCTTTATCGTTATAAAAAAGGACACCTCGAAGGTTATTATCATAATCAGCCATGTGCTAGAATCTCCTGTTTGCGTTGGCTAAATAAATCTCTTTGTTCTGGTGTCAGAGACAAAGAGACACGGTTGTAGAGAGCTTTCAAACACTCCATGTCAGGTGCTAACCTGATCTCTTGTTCAAGAGGTATAGATGCCTTCTTGAAATCTTTAGCTGGTGGTGGTGCAGACGGCGCAGGACTGCTTGCAACAGTTTGCGGCAGGTCTTCACCTTGGAATAGATATGCGCCCAGTCCTAGGGCGGCTATGGCCTTTGCCAAGCAACGCTGTAAAGACTTGTTCACCTCAAAGCTGTCTGGGTTCTGTATTGGCTTATTAGCGTGGTTTAGGACAGGCATAATCTCAGTGCATGACGAGTCTAGGCTTGGAACGGATACTGTGACTTCCACATAGCCGTAGCCATTGGGGTCAAGCATGAACGGTAGGCCGTTAAAGGTATGCTTGTGATAAATGGCGTCAGGGTAGTGGTCTTTAAGGATAGACCAAGCCCATGCCCAGCTAAGATAGGTAAAGCCGTTTTTCTTTTCGGCGTATTTGTTAACGTCAACTGCTGATAGTGTATTCCAAACTGATTTGTTTATAGATTCCATAGTGTCCTCGCTTCATCAATGTATTGGTTATTCCAGTAAAATGGATGGTTAAATTCTGGCTCTACCAGACCAGCTAACACCTTGGGGTCGGTGCTAATAGCCAGTAGGTTTTGCCGGATTAATGCCCTACGCCGCAAGTCATACAGGCAGAACTCAAGATACTCAGGTGACAACTTATCGCAGTTGTCCTGATCGAAGTGTGCTATGTCGGTGTCGCTGATATAGACGATGTTAGGCTTCAAGCCTGTCGCCTTCCAATACACAGCCACTTGACAGAGGTGATTGTAGTCAGGCTCTTTCGGCATCGCTGGCTTAGACCAGCCACGAGTGCCGTCTTTCTTGATCTGACCCTTTCGCGGTGCTTTGGTCTTCATCTCATAGAAATTGTCGCCATGTACCAAGTCAATGTAGCCTGTCAGTGGTATGGACACATCAGGTAATTCCAGATGTATTTTCTGCTCTGCCACTGTATTAATTGCCTTAGACATTACTCAATCTCCTTGCCAATTATTTTAGCAAAATGCTCACAGCCTAGCCGGACGGCTGGGTCAATGCGTTCGCGGAACTCGATGCGCTTTTCCTCATCCTCGTCAGCCGGATGAAAGTCATAGTCCATCAGTGCCTGATCAACGGCCTGATCCATGTCAATATTGCCGACAAGATAAGCCTGTATGCCATTGTGGACAGCCGTGCCATAGGCGGCGTTCTCGCCGACTGTGATCGCCCTGCGCTGATCCTTGGTCAGATACACATACTCAAAGAGCCAGTTAGGTGTCGGCCTCAATAGCTGTGATGGGCTGAAGTGATCCAGACCAATCTTTAAGAAATTTTGTTCACTCATGTTCTTCCACCTCTAGTACCTCTATATCACCAACGGAGTAGCCATGTTTTTTCATGATGCTTTGTCTGGCTCTTATCCTAGCCTCTGCAATTTCCATGGCCTCAGTTGAATCCGCCGCCCTGACGGTCATCTCTCTATAAAACTCAACCACGACACTAACTTTATATGTGGCGCATTGGTCATAGGGTAATTTCGATCCAATTTTATTTTTACCCATCTGCTTTAACCTCATCATTAGAGCGATGGTAAATTTCCGGCGCATACTCGTTCCAGATTTTATGGTCACGATCTAAATGATGCTTCATAGCGTTAATTTTACTGCGCTGATCAGCACCCTTGCGATAGACCCTCGGGTCTTCTGAGCAGTCATAGAACCAGTCATGGCGTTGCAGTGCTTCACGATATTCTTCAACTGTGTATTTCATGTTTTCCTCTATGCTTGTTATAAACTGGTTTTAACAAATGTTGGTTGACCTAGCAAGCAAAAAATTATATTAGGTTTATATCAGTTAATTTTAACCTTAGGATAAACAAAATGAAATTGGCAGAATGGCTCGTAACGAAGGGCATCCGACAGTCTGAACTGTCAAGGATGCTAGATGTAACCCAGCCGACAGTACACAACTGGGTCAATCGCAAAGCACCGCCATCATCAAGGCAGATGATGCGGCTGTACCAGATGTCAGGCGGCAAGGTCGGGCTGAAAGACTGGTGCGAAGAATTTGAGGTCAGGTAATGTTAGTGCATCAGTTTTTTGGCAGTGGTGATTTCAGTGACAGGGCGGCTTTCGTTTTCAGAGAAAAGGGCGAGTATGTCGTGATGTTTGTGAAGGATGCCGCGATTATCAGTGAGTTGAACCTGACAGGGCGTTCTGAGCAGTTTGCTGAAGACACGGCTGAGAACTGGGTTCTGGGCGGTGAGGCCGCATGAAGTGGCAATGTCGCATAACAAACAAATACCGCCCAAGGGACGCTAGTTACCAGACGGTTAGTCTAGGTGGCTATTATGGCTTGGCTGGTTATGAACTATGGGTGAAAAAGATGACTAATGGTAGGGTTAAGGGCGCAAACTTTGAGCGTGAACTGGCTAGGATGATCTATGAACAGCTAGGCGTTGAGGTTAAGCGAGACTTGGAACAGTACAGAGCAAGTGACCACGGCGACTTGATCGGGCTTGACGGCTGGACAATCGAGGCCAAGCGGTATGCAAGCAACGCTGGCGGCAATTACAAGCCTGAATGGTGGTCACAGGTCACGGCGGCTAGTAATGCCAATGGCACTGAGCCTGTGCTGGTTTTCAAGTACGACAGGCAACCGATAAAGTGCGTTGTGAGGTTATCAAGCATCAATGCTGATTTTGCTGATAAAGATAACACGGCGGTCATCTCGTTTTCAACGTGGTGTATGCTGGTGAGAGAGGGTTGGGCTGATGAAGCATGATATGGTTAATCAACCACCGCACTATGTGAAGGGTTCAATTGAAACGATTGACTACATGGTTGACGTGCTTGGTATTGACGGTGCGATAAAATACTGTCACGGCAATGTCCTCAAGTACACTGGCCATAGGCTGTTTGCTAAGGGCAATCCGGTGCAGGATGCTAAGAAGGCGGTATGGTATTTAAACAAAATGATTGAGTTGATGGAGATGGCTGACAGTGAATAGGCCATACTACGAAACACAGGACGACTTGGACGGCGAGATTGCTATGATGAAGCGGCTCTGCGCTAGGAAGGGTCACGAGTTTCGTAAGCTACCGATATCATACAGGCTAGATTTTGTGGTGCATGAGGCTGGCAGTAACAAACCGTTGTGCTTTGTCGAGTGCCGGAAGCGTAGCAATCCTATGGGTCAGTACCCAACTTACATGGTTAGCCTCAACAAGGCGTTGTTCGCACAAAAACTTGCAACGGCCTGTATGGTAAAGGCGTATTTACTTGTTGAGTTCACAGATGGTCTAGGTATTCTGGACTTTAACGAGCCGTTTGATGTTAGGATCGGCGGTCATAATAACAGAGGCGACTGGCAGGATATTGAACTGGTTGCCCACTACGACATAAAATCTATGAGGAGAATAACATGAGCGTAAGAGCAATAGGATGGGCGTTTGAGCAGAAGCTGGACGATCCACTGGCAAAGCTGGTGCTGTTAGCACTAGCAGATCATTACAACGAGTCAACTGGTGATGCGTGGCCTTCAATAGACAGGCTTGTAACTGTCACTGAGGGCAGTCGAAGCACTGTGATCAGGAAGCTAAAGAAATTGGAACAGGTCGGCTTCATCAGCAGAGAGAAGCGATATAACAAAACAGATGTCTATCGCATACATTTTACTGGTGTCACAGAGACACCTCAAATCAATTCTAATGGTGTCACACTGACACCTCAAACAGAATCTACTGGTGTCACAGAGACACCTCTAGAGGTGTCACAGAGACACACTAACACTTATAGAACTCTTAACATAAATAATAATAGCAAGACATCATCAAAGCAGAAGGTATCAGATTGGACACCGACTGAGGCTGACTTGGCTTATGCAACTGAGCTTGGGTTAGATGCCAATGAGGTGTTAACCGATATTCGCCTATGGGATGAGAAGAACGGCAATAGAGCCGCATATAACAGCGTTACGGCTTTTTGGCAGGGTTGGTGCAGAAAAGAGTCTAGGCGGCGTCCTGCACGCTCTGTGAGCCAGCAAAAGCCTAATTATGCTGATAGGGGACTGTCAGAGGCGCAGTTGGGCTTTATTGATAGCCTGACGAGGAAGTATTACGGAAAGTTTAAGCATGAAAGCTACGACTGGGATATGTTGCATGGCTGGATTACTGAGATGGTTCTTAACAGATATGATTTTAACCAGTGGGTCGCCATGGGTCATGGCTTGCCGCACCATACGGAGTTGTGATGACTGACAAGAAATTACCACAGCATTATCAGAAAAAGCGGCTGATTGCTCGTAGCAAGAAACTTGAGGATGAATTTCTCAAGCGGCTAGTGGACAGGCCAGCGACTCATGTTGGCAAGGATATTGATATGCCATCATTCAACACGTTCTGGCGTTGGATGTCGAAGGATGCGGAACTGAGGGATCGTTACAGGCTTGTGATGGAGAGCAAGGCGGCTATCGCCGATGCGAAGATCAGTGAGATACAGGAACAGGTTAGAAGCGTTGTACAAGAGGCTAGGCAGGGTACGATTACCAAGGATGTCGCTTATGTGGCTATACAAGCGGCTAGGCTGGACATTGACACGGAGAAGTGGCGTGCTGGGAAATATTACCCAAAAATGTATGGCACTGATCAGAGGGTAGAGGTCGAGCATAAGCACAGCTTGGTTGATGATCTGAGGATCGTCTCAGAGCGTGTGGCAGAGCGTGAGGCTAAGACGATTGAGGGTACTGTGCAGGATGTTGAGATTAGCGATGATGAGTAGGCTTGCAACTATGCGTGTGAGCAACTTTTTGTTGCGTGGTGAAAATGCGCTAGGGGAAATTGTTAAGGAAAACAAAGGGTGTACACATTTGTGGCGCGATTACGCACACCGATGGCGGTCAAGTGCCTCGCGCGAGATTGATATTGAGAATGATTCTCATTCTCATTCGCAACTGGATACAACTCACAAAAGAAATACAACCAATAGTAACCGCAACTATATGGTGTGTAACAATATCAATGACTTACGGTGTGTGCATGGTCAATAACGGCTTACATAATGGTTATTATGCGACAAACCAGCAACTAATAGTAGAAAAGTGGCCTGTTGCAAATGCGAATGATTCTCATTCTCATTCTCAGCCCCCCCCCTGAAATCACACGCGCCCCCCAGTAATAAATATATATACCCACAGACACCCCACCCCCTCGGAGAAAAACATGACTAACACCACCCCCGAAAAAAAATTTCTAGCCGATGTTAAACGCGCCCACGCCCTTGCTGATGAGGGCAAGTACGAGGAAAGCGCACGACTCTGCGGCGAGTTGTTGCAAGCCGTTGACAGCCCCTATGTAGCGAACCTGCTTGGATTGAACCTGTTGCGGATGGGCAAGTCTGAACACGCTGAGAGAGTATGGGAGATTGCACTTGAGGACGATCCTGACTGTGTGCCTGTTATCAGCAATCTGGCGAACCACCTGCGCGAGAGGCACAGGTTTAAGCGTGCTGAGAGCCTCATAGACCATGCGTTGCGTTGCAAGCCTGATGATTTCAGGTCTAATCACAATAAGGCGGTTCTAGAGCTTAATATCGGTCGTTATAACAGTGGTTATAAGTACGCTGACAAGGCTAGGCGGCTTCAGCCTGATGATATTGCCGCCCAGCACACGCTGTCACTGGCGAGCTTGTACACTGGTCGTTATCGGCAGGGGTTTGACCTGTACGAGGCTAGGCAAGCGTTGTTTCATCGTGATGATTCGCCGTTGCCGAAATATACTGGCGGCAAGGCTAAGGTGATTGTCCGGCATGAGCAGGGTTTTGGCGACACGCTGATGACGATGCGCTTTTTGCCACGGTTGCAAGACATGGGTGCTGAGGTATATATTGTTTGTCCAAAGCCTTTGCAGAGGCTAATTCGTGATACTGGCCTGTGTAAGATACACGAAGATGGGGTTGATGATTACACGCACCATCTCTGGACAATGGATTTAATGGGTCTATTTGTTAAGGAATGGAGTGATTGGGATGATAAGCCTTACATTAATGCCAGTTTGGAGAGCCGAGCGCGATGGGGTTCACAGCTTGGCGAGGACAGAGGTGGGCTACGAATTGGCATCTGCTACGGCGGCGCGGCGCGGTCGGACTCGATTGCGGCGTACCAGATCGACAGACGCAGAAGTCTTGCGCCGTCTGAGGCAATGCAGATTGTGCGTTCAAGACCAGATGCCCAGTGGGTTAACCTGTCAAGGGAATGGGGTCTGCCAGAGGTAGAGGACTTTGGGGCTAGAGTAGAGGACTTTGCTGACCTAGCTGGCATTATTAGCAATTTAGACTTGGTGATTACAGTTGACACGGCAGTGGCGCATTTATCTGGCGGCTTGGGCGTTCCTACTTGGATGCTCTCACGATACGATGCGTGTTTTAGATGGTGGCCTTACGAGGACACCACGCACCTATATGGCAGTATGCGATGCTTTTACCAGCCGAAACTGTTTGACTGGCAGTCAGTAATCGTTAAAGTGTCAGAAGAACTCCAGAGGGCAAAACGTGTCAGGAAATAGCGAACTCTTACAAAAGTTACACGATGACCCAGTGCTGTTCGTTGAAACGGTGCTGGACGCTAAACCCCAGCCGTGGCAAGCCAACGCCTTACGAGCCGTCAGGGATAACGACAGGGTGGCAATTAAGTCTGGTCACGGTGTCGGCAAGACGGCGTTTTTGTCGTGGACGGTTCTGTGGTGGTTATGTACGCATTACCCCTGCAAAGTCGCTGTAACGGCGAACACAGCGCACCAGTTGAGCGATGTGTTGTGGACTGAGATTGACAAGTGGGCGCGGAAACTGCCGCCGTTCTTCAAAGACCAGCTAGATTTCAAGACTGACAAAATTGCATTGAAGGGCGCGACTGACAGCTTTGCCGTTGCCCGAACCAGCCGTAAAGAGAACCCAGAGGCGTTGCAAGGATTCCACAGCGAGAATATGCTGTTTATCTGCGAGGAAGCGTCAGGTATCCCCGATGTCGTGTTTCAGGTCGGCGAGGGTGCTATGTCCACTGCTGGTGCTAAGACAGTGATGTGCGGAAACCCCACCAGATCAGATGGGTTTTTCTATGAGGCGTTTCATGGCTCAAGGGAATACTGGTCAACGATGACTGTCAGTTGTACTGATGCCACGACTGTCTCTGAGCAGTTCCTAGAGAGCATGGCGAGTAAGTACGGCGAGGATAGCAATATCTATCGGGTGCGCGTTCTGGGCGAGTTTCCAACGCAGTCTGATGATGTTCTGTTGCCGCTTAACTTAGTTGAGGACGCTGTTAAGCGTGATGTCGAGGCCAGCCCTAATACGCCAGTTGTGTGGGGCATAGACGTTGCAAGAATGGGCAGTGACCGTTCTGCGATTGCCAAGCGTCAGGGCAATGTCTTGTTTGAGAAGATCAAGACCTATCAGAACAAAGACCTGATGGAACTGGCAGGGATTGTTT